TTGATTCCTGTAATAGGTGCAGTTCTCTTCTTGGTCTCATATCCACTTCCACCATTAACCACGGTGATAGAAGATACAACAGATTTTTTGTTTACGGTCTGGAGTGCGTGCTTACCAACACCAAATCCAGTCAAAGAAATGGTATTGATACCAGATATAGCGTCTGCTTGTGTTGGGTGCAGTTTGACTGTTGTATTATTAACTACAGACAGGAAGTATAATGCGCTTGTATCTAAACCAACAACGCACTCTTCATCAAAAGTTTGATATTGAACTTGCTCTGCATTTCTAAATTTGTGGAATGTAGAGAATCCAATCGTATCATTGGTCAGAGAAACCTTGGCAGATGCTTCATCTGCAAAGAACTTTGGTGCATGGTTAATCAACTTCATGTTGACTCTACCAAATGCACCTTGACCGTTGCCACCATCAATCTTCAAAGTTGGTGTGTGCAGATAGTCAAATCCACCATCTAAGACTCTGACTTCTCTTAAAGAACCAGATACAGCAATATGACCAGTTGCACCAGTTCCAACACTGTCCTTGATAATCAGATTTGGAACATTGATTACATCTATTCCATTAGAGGGAACTAAAATATCAACACTTTCAATAGCACCATACGAGATGGTGTCATTTGACTTATAGTTTTGAACTTCTACGCCATTAATAAGAACTCCAGTTGTACCTGGTTTGGTTGGAGTTTTAGAACCTTGAACTATTGGTGTAGAAATTTTTCTAAGAAGTTTCTGAGGTTTGAGAGTTCTAGAGTCAAACTCATATGGTTGAAGTGTATTGTCGGTAACTGTTACCGAACTATCAACACTTACATACTTTCCATTTGAGATGTCATCTCTGCTCTTCGCAAACTTTAATGTAAATCCATCAACTCTCTCTACAAAATATAATCCATCAGCGAATAAAGCATCTCCTCTTACGACTTTATCCTGAGTATCGCCATTATCATTAATTACTTCTGTCGTAACTGTAGTGTTAGCACGATAGTAAACAGCTTCTCCAGTATAGAAACCATGTTCTACACCAGGAGTAATTTCAAATTCAGTTCCAACAAAGGTTCCAGAGAACGTAAGTTTCCTTGCAGTTACCTCAATTGGTTGTGCGTTATATGCTGGTAAGGAAGGCGAAGCAACAAAATAATCACCATCGTCATTTTTATACAAATTATCAACACCAGTAGAGAATCTACTGATGTCAGGAAAAGTATTAGACTCACCTTTCTGAATCTTTCTCTGAATGTGAGAGACCTGCGTTACATCCAGTTCACCTTGACCACGAATTCTAAATGTCTTCTCATTATCAATGTAAATTACATTAGATTGTAATTGGGTATTATCCTTCAGAATAACCGTGACATCATTACCAACTTTTAGATAATGTCTAGATTCTAAAGTTGCACTGTAGGTATAGTCTGAGGAATCAAGTAATACAACTTTTTCTACGCTATAGCAAGGTGAGACATTATATTCCCACTGATTAGTTTTAAAATTATCTTCAGCAAAACCATATGTGGTTACATTTGCAGTTCCGCCCTTTTTAAGGGAAACTGTATTTTCAGGCAGTTCAAATGAATTGTAGACAGAGGATACTCTGACTTTAATGATTTCATCTTGATCTAATTTAGATCTTCCATATGCAAAGGTGTTAATACCAACCGTGGTTGTATCAGCAATATTTTTAGTAAGGTTGGTTACGCCAAAGAACTGAGTTAAAGACTTTGAGGTATAAGATACCACACCTGTCGTGGTGTCTGTGTAAGTAACATACAGTTCACCAGTAGTTCCAAATCCAACAGTGGAGTCTACATCAAAGATAGTAGAACCAGCGGAGACTGCTCCAATGACCTTTGAAGAGGGTTCTACCTTAAACTGACCATACTGAGTACCCTCAACACCAATATCTCTATTATATCCGCCGTCAAAATTTAACTTATAGAATGTCTTGCCATATCCAACCTCAATTTTTTCAACAGAGGTGATAGGTGCATATGACCTTTGTATGTTTTTATCAAACTTGTATGCATCTTGATACAAGGTTGCAGTGTCCAGATTCTCAGGATCACCTACAACTGGTTCAACAACAAGTTGATTTACGATTTCGTATCTAGCATTAGATGGAGTAAACAGAAACTCCGATGGTCTAATGACTTCTACGTCCTTGTTATATAATGCTTTGAACAGGATTTCAAACGATTGGTCTGTACCTTTACTAAGATAAAAATCCTTTGATTGCTTCAGGAAGATATTTTGATTCAGATCTTCATCTAAAGTTCTGTTCTCCAATCCAGGGAGGAGTTGATTTTTTGTCTTTAATAAAAACTCCTTTAAAAACAGAACACTCAGGTTCTCAATTTTCGCACCTTTCTTATGATCATCAGATTCAGATTCTTCAAAAACTAATTCATCACTATTAGTTTGACTTTTATAGGAAGTGATTCCAACAAAACCTCTTCTACATCCTGTAAATGTAAAATCAGTTTTATCTCTGTAAGTAATGATTTCATTATCAATCTTCAGAAGTCCATATGAATCAGGAAACCCAACGGTTCCTGCAGGTGATTCAACAGGGTCTACCTTGATTGTTCTATCGTAAAAGTTAGTATCTTCTTGTAGAACAACAGATTCAACGATATTTGTTGTCGTATCTAATTTAATATAATCGTCAATATTTTGAATCAGGTCAACAGGTCCACTCTGGTATTCCTGTCCGAGATAGTATTGCTTTAAGAAACTGGATACTAAAGGATAATCTTCCTGAACATACTGGGGAAGTTGACTAGAAACAACGCTGTTGAGTTGGACTCTGTTTTTTGACATTTTATTGATTTATCGTCTTAGTATGAAGAACTTGAACCTGAAGATCCAGATGTAGATGTAGTCGTAGAAGGTGTTGAGTAAGATGTACCACTGCTAGTGCTACCTGTAGTGGTTGTGGTAGATGTCCCACCAGTAGTGCCTGTAGTCGCCTGTACGACGCCTGTGGTGCTCGTACTACCACCTGCCCTCACCAGATTACCATTAGCGTAACTTGGGGATACAATATAGTTGGATGCCGATGGATCCAAACCAGAGGAGATTTCATCAACAATCATTTCAAAATTACTACCCCCTATATCTAGTTGCAAATAAAGATCCTGTAATCCGACAACATCGTTAGAAAGAGGTGATGCTTCGATTTCAATGATGGGAATGCCATCTTTGTCTTTTGCACCTAGAATATTGATGGGATTCAAAGTAATGACGCCAGAAACGTAATTAATCGTTCCTGCATTTCTTCTAACGATAGTAGGAGACTGAGAACCTACGTTTGGAACGGTAAACAGGAAGATAGAACCATCTACTCTGTTGGTATTAGGAATATCACCCAAATAAACTGGTTCATTGATTCCTGCAACGTTAAATCCAGAAGATTTGATGTTGTAACCGTCCATACTCTTAATATAGAACTCATTACCAAATCCAATTGAATATTCTGCAAATGAATTAGTAACGACTCTCAAATCTCTTCTCATTTTCACTGTCGTGATATTAGAAGTGACTGCTTCATGACTATCATCAACAATTTTCAAGAATTTACTATATTTGAACCTTGCACCATACTTATTCATCTCAGAAGACTCAGCATACTTGGTTGAGTTGTTCTGAACGATAGTAGAGACTGCTGTTGCCGATGGAGCGAGGTTTGAGTTATAATAAACCTTACTATCAACCTCTAAGTAGAGATATTTGAGATCTAGGATTTCGGGGACGATTCCAGCAACGGCATATTTCTTCAATTTTGCCTTAATATTCTCTTTCATCAAATTTGGCAAGAAATCGCCAAATCTGGGTTTGATACTGATGAAAACTTTGCCGTATTGGGGTGGAACTAACTCTTCACCACCAAAAACGGAGATTGATTCGGTTTCTGGATAAATTTTTGCTGGAATTAGCGTTTCATAGTCATTTGCGGTCAATGCTCTATTTTGAGAAGCATAGATGCGAGGTGCAAACTTCTTAATTGACTCAACACCTTCAATTGACTCGCCACCAGAGGCACTTATGCCTGTTGTAAGTGCAGAAACACCTGAAGTAACGACGTATTCTGCGGCATTACGATTATAAGAGAGTCTACCCGAGAATTTGAAGTTATTGACGCCATTTGCAGCATCACCACTAGAGGTAATGTAGTTTACTTCGATAAAATTGTTATCTTCAAGTTTTTTACCAAAAATATTGTCTCCAAAGATGACTTGATATCTCTCATCATCAACTTCTTGAATAAAGTATACTTTCGAGTCTCCGTCAATATCAAACAAACTGTCCTGAAGACTATATTTTACACTTCTAGAGGATTGTTGGTTTGGTTTGACTGTTACTGTCATCAAATCGGTGTCAATACCGATATTATCCAAAATAAACTTCTGTTCTAAGTTTCTAGCGTTGTAAGTAAAGTTGGAATTGACTAAATTTCCTTCAAAAACGGGAATATTGTTAAATTGTGCAGTATTATCAACAACAGGAACCGTAATATCTTCTAAAATCGAAAAAACGAACGATTGTGAACCAAAAGAACTAGAAGAACTTGCTACAACTCCTTTGTTGAGAGTAATAGTTGCTGGTGCAGGTGAAAGATCACCAGTGTTAACAAAAAATGTGATGGTAGCACGGGCAGCTTTGCGTGATTTTGGTGTATAACCAATATTTCTTGCCAAAGAGACTACATTCTCTCTTAAAGTCGCACTATCAATGAAAACTTCGTTCGCAACCATGTTTGCGTTATACGAAGTGATGTAGGTATTGTATGCCAAAACGTCAAGGATCGTCGAAAGGTTAGATCCTTCAAAATCATAGTCAGTGAAACTAGAATTTTCTTTTAGATATTCTCTAAGTGTTGTTTTAACCTGATTAAAGTCCAGGTTAGTGAAATTTGATAATGGCATTTTTTACCTGGTTGGAAGCAAAACGAGATCTAACGATTGTGGTGGGATATCTGCACCAATGATGCTATATTGTATAGTTGCGTTCATTGCATTACCATCATAATCAGGAACAACGCTGACTTTTATCAATTGCACTCTAGGTTCAAAGTTCAAAATAGATTGAACGATTTCATCTTTAATATTAGAGGCAGTAACAGGGTCAATATTCTCAAACAAAAACCTGGAGACACGAGAACCGAAGTCCTCGTTGAAAAATTTCTCTCCAGGTTGCGTAAATACGATATTTTTTACCGAACGGGCAATAGCAGTAGCGTTTTTTAGCACCACAAGGTCGTCATTCAGAGGATTTCTCTGAAATGTCATGCTTATATCCTTAAAACCTTGACTTACCCGTTGTATCGGCACACGAATATAGCGATTATATTTTATTTATTAAGGATTTGGATCAAAAATTTCGTTATCGTCGTAACAATTTTCCGATTTTTCGGTCAAATCATCATTTTCAATCTCTTGTAGCACTTTTTTCTTCGGTTTTTGCCAATAATCAGTGATTAGTTCGGTTGTACCCCATACTTCACGCACAAATTTACTGTCTGTATTGGGATAAAGGTTGTCAGTCATCGATTTTTTCCTCTTTTTTGGGTGATTCTTCACGTTCTTTAGCAGTTTTCCAAAAATATTCGTCTTCACGACCCATACCGAGACGTTCAAACCCATTTTCAACTTGATAATATTGCGTTGACACCTTAAAATCAGGCATTTTTGGTTCAACAGGCGTCAAACTATTGTCATAGATACGCATTCTATTGTTTGGATACAGTGCATACTGCCCATTTTCTAGTTCAATTAGGTTATGTGACTTGTGTTCAGCAGGATTTTCACTTGTAGCATAGTCAACTATCTCAGGATCCTGATGATAATTGTCTATGGTACAAATATATGTACCTTTTTGAATACCAAAGTCACGAGTATACAATTCATAGTCCATTGAACCAATGAATTGCTTCGTTACTGCAACGACACCATAGTCCATACAATTCCAAAATTGTAGGTTAGGTAAGTTCATATCAGGACTAGGAGTCTCTGGAGCAGAGACAAATGCACTGATAGGTAACTTATCGTACATTGCAGCATATTCAGGAAGGTACGTTTCAAAATAAAAAGTGCGCCCAGGAATCGACTTACACGATACCCAGACGCCTTTAACAAATTCGCCATGACCACTTTGATGGTCGGTCAAATATTCTTTACGTACCCAGACCTCAACCGAGGGGAGGTTACAAATAAGAGCAGCCATTATTAATTAATGTATCTACGCCTATTTACCCTGCCCACGATAACGCTTCTTTGCCTTATTACGAGATGTCGCGGAACGCAGAGTATACTGCGAGTTTCCTTGGCGAGTTTTTTTCGGTTTGCCCTTTACATAAGTGCCGCCTTTCATCATCATAGTTCAGTACCTCTTAGATAACGCGAGTTTTTTCGTGACCAACTCTAATGCGAGGATCGCACCAGATTTCAAATCCTTTCTCCTTAGCATCAAGACAGAATGAGACATCCTCACCACACATGTCCTGTACATTTCCACTCTCAAAGACTTGCATCTTAGGAGCAAACCAAGGGTATTCCAGATTCTCAAAGACTCCCTTCTTAATCAATACCCATCCAAAACCAGTGTAATCAACAGTAAAAGGTTTCTTACG